AGGCGGCTGATCTCCGGCAAGGGGAACGCCTCGCGCACCGACTGGTCGGGAAACATGCCACGGTCAATGGTTCCGATCGTTACCGCTTCGAGTCGGTGTCTGTCGGTCTCGAAAAGCCGGTAAGGGTTATGGAGGATTTCCTCGTCGGTCAGTCCCTCTCGGCCCTCGGTGTTGAAGAAGCGAGACGCCTGTTCGATCGTCAGGCTGAAACGGGACAAGAGCTTCAAGAGCTCCAGCCGCTCGCTTGGCAGAGCAGCGAGCCGTTTCCCGTCGAACGGCTGTACTTGGGAAGCGACCTGAGGAGACAGAACACCGGTTGGATCGTCGAATGCGCGCGAAACGAGCGCCCACGGATCTTCCGTCCATCGTCCATCGACGCAGTATCGCTGCGCGAGGTCCATCGCGAGCAGCGTCCCGTAGCGGATTTCGAACGCATGTAGGGCGCTGCCGAGCCCGGGAAACGCTCCACGCAGATGCCACAGCCCCGAAAGCCGTTCGGAGATCCACTCAAGGTGACGATCCCATGCGCCAGGGATGTGCTTCGCGATGACGCGCACCTTGTCTGCCAGCGAAAGAAGGCTCGCTATGGCGAGGTCGTGGTCGACGTGCTCTGCAACGTTGCTGAACGCCTGGAAGCCTTCTTCGGGCGCGAAGGCGACGAATTCCGATGGGTCGATGGTTCCGTCGCGTTCCGCCAAAGCCAGGAGTTCCTGGTAGGGAAGCACGAAGCCGTCGAATCCGTCAGGACGGATCGAATGAGAAATTGCCCGTTCCCACATGAGGCCGCGCAGCTTTCCAGCCGCATCGTCGCTATAAGCATGCTCTTGAGCGGGTCCGACAGAGGTGATGCGTCCGACACCCACCAGCACGCGGCGAGGGTCATCGGTCAATGGTGTGCGTTTGGCGTATAGAAAGACGAGCGACTTCTCCGGTGCTAGCGCACTAAAGAACGTGTCTAGCATGATCTGTTGATTGACGAAGTCATTGATCCAGACAGTCTCGAATGCCAACTCCGGTTCTCGCGCAAGGTCGAAGGGCAGTGCGAGCTGATCGGCGATGGTTTGTGCGTCGTCCTTGCGGGTCCAACGAAAGGGAATGGTCTGCACGCTGTATGGAGGCAGGCGAAACTCGTTCTCGGCGAAATGGCCATGGGTCTCAACCGAGGAATCGGCGAACGGATGGCGGCTGCGAAGGGAATAGGCCCTGGCGTTCAGAACTGCCCCGCGCTCTGTCAGGCATGCTGGGAGTTCGGCCTCGCTCAGATCAGACCACGCGCGGCCGGCAACAACCTCCTCGGCAGCATCTTCCCTCTCCTCGCGGATCCGTTTTAGGACCATGCACCAGCTGTTCTTGGAAGGATGATTGCACACTGTCCCAGACCACCCGGTGTCGTGCCAAGGCAGCCGTACCGAGAGGTGCCGTAGCGGTAACTGTCTCGCGCCCTTGTGCATCACACCCTCCCCCTGTCGAAAGCGTAAGTCATCCGAGGCGCATCAGTGGCCTCGCTCACCAACGCTGGCGTTAGACAGAAAACCTTGCGTCGTTTGGTCAAAGTGGTTCCGTCCCTCGGCTCAGAATGCTCAAGTAATCTCCATAAACGAACATCCGGCCGCGCTGCTTTCCTGTGATCTCGCGGATGATCCCAAGCCGTTCCAGGTGCTGTATAGACTTGGCGATCGTCGGGGCTGAAATTCCTAGCTTCTGCGCGGCGTCGGGGATCCCGACAATCGGCTTCTGCTGGAGAAGCTGGTGAACACGCAGCGCTGACGCGGCTGGGCGGCCTAGGCTCTCGATCCGCTGCCGGTCAGCTTCGAACAAGCTCAAGATCTCGCGCGCAGCTTCGGCAGCCTGCAGTGACGTTTCGGTGATGCCATCCAGAAAGAACTCGAGCCAGGTTTCCCAATCGCCGCGCTCTCGCACGCCCTGAAGTAGATCGTAGTACTGCCGACGATGCGTTTTGAAATAGAGGCTGAGGTAAAGGATCGGCTCCTTGAGGATGCCCTGGGTGCAGAGAAGAAAAGTTATCAGGAGCCGCCCCAATCGCCCATTGCCATCGAGGAATGGGTGAATGGTTTCAAACTGGACGTGGACCAGTCCCGCTTTGATGAGGGACGGGATCTCGACGGTCTCGGCATGGATGAACGCCTCAAGATCGGACATCAGGTCCAAGACGTTTTCGGGGGGCGGCGGCACGAAGAGCGCATTTCCGGGGCGGGTCCCTCCGATCCAGTTCTGGGATCGCCGAAACTCGCCGGGCTGCTTGGTGCTGCCCCGGCCCTTCGACAACAGGATATCGTGGATTTCACGAATGAGCCGGAGCGAGATCGGAAAGCCCTCTCGGATCCGTGCGAGACCATGGTTCATCGCGGCGACGTAGTTCGACACCTCCTGCACGTCGTCGAGCGGCACGCCGGGCGCCTCCTCGCTCTCGAAGAGCAGGAGATCGGAGAGCGACGATTGCGTGCCCTCGATCTGCGACGAGAGTAGAGCCTCTTTTCGCACGTACATATAGAGGAACAGCGGTGTGTCGGGCAGGATCGAGGTAACCCCATCGAGCCGCCCAAGTGCGCGGTTCGCGCTCTCGAGTCGACGGAAGAGCCCATCCATTCGCACGGCAGGTGCCGGCGGCAAGCGCGGGGGCACAAACGCTTCCGCCTTCTCTCCGGCCGTCGAGATGGTCACCTTCTGCCCAAGCCGCGAGGGCTCCTGTTTTGCAGCCATGGTTGAGAAAGGATCCTTTCCTTGGCATCCTGAAAAAGAAAGGATAACATGAAATCCTTTCTTTGTCCCGATCCTAACGAAAGGTTCTGCATGGTGTCGAGGATTCATGGGGCCCACGCCCGACCTAGGGCGCAACAGCCTGGCGGCCTATAGGCAAACGCTATGGGTCATCAGCGCCTCGGAAAATTGCCCGCGCACCGCCTGCTACCTGAGATCGTCAGGTACCTGGTGGCTGGCGGCACGCCTACCGAGGATCTGGTTGACCAAGTCACCGAGGTTGGTCGGGACGCGCTGAAGCGTGCGCTGAAAGATGCTGTATTCATTGAAGCACTTTGGCTTCTTATCAGGACGCCCCAGGCGGCCGCTTCGAAAGACTTCCCGGCCAACCTCAATGATCTGGGCATGGCGGATATGGCGCCAGCTTCCCTATCAGATGTGCTCGTCAGCTATGATCGCGCTATTGAGAAGGTTCAGAGGCGATTGCACGCCGGGGCGACAGACCTTGGCGAAATAGCGCGCCGTGCCGGCCTCTCGGCTTTGGGCGAAGCAGTTCGAGGCGCGTTGCCGACCCTATGGGCTCCAACAGCAACCGATGTGCAGGCGTCGGTCGCAGCTCTCAAGGGAACAGAGCAATTTGCGGCTCTTGCTCATCGTTTTTATGCAAACTTCGTCGAACGCGTGATCCACTACTATGTGGATCGAAACATCCACAACATGGTGGGTTCCGGCAGGGTCGCGCGATCTGTTCACGATCTCCGTGCATTCAATGATTCCATCCGACGCCACTGTGACGAGTCGGCCCTCATCATGCGCGCTTTCGCCAAAGATTGGTTGGGCAAGAACCACTACAGGGATGGCAAACAGATATCGCGAGACGACGTTCGTCGATTCTCCGCCCATGCAGCTGAGAAAATGCGGATCGAACTCGACATCAGAAAGGGGGCACCGTGAAACGGTACTTGATCGAATGCGGTGCTTCTCAACCCTCGGCGGCAGACGCGATCGCTATGGATGTCCAAGGGGCAGCCAAGAACGTCAATCTGCGCATCGACTATATCAGCCGGACGATGCTTGGAAACGTCCCAGACTTGTTGATCGACCTGCTCGAAGTGGCAGCTTACGTCTACTGCGCAGATCAGCGGCTTGTTCGGGGCTCTGACAAACTGAGGAACTTCGGCGAGAGTTGGCGGCGCAGCCTTCGCTTCTCTATCCCCGTGCGCCAGTTAGAAGCATGGCAGGATCCTGACGTACAGGAAATTTTGGCTGACACTCTCGGCTTCTTGTCGGACGACAGCTACGAGTTTGATTTTCGAATAGCCGAGGCTCCAGTCCAGCCACGGGAGCTGTACTTTCCAGAACTCCTTGATGCGTCAGCGGAGCATGACGAGGTCGCCTTGTTCTCCGGGGGCGTGGATTCGTTCGCAGGGGCGGTCAACGACATTGTTACCCTCGGGAAATCGATCACACTTGTTGGGCATTACTCTTCCACCAAGGTCCGCGCGGTCCAGGAGAACCTGATTCAAGGTCTGAGGCAGCGGGGTTTAGATCGACGGGTTTCCTACATTCCGGTTTGGGTCAGTAATGAAAATGAGCGGGCTCGGGAATTCACACAGCGAACGCGATCCTTCCTTTTTGCCTGCCTTGGGCTCGTGGTCGCGAGGATGTCCGGCAAGGACAAGTTCAGCTTCTATGAGAACGGCGTCGTCAGCATCAATCCACCATTGGCGGGCGATGTCGTCGGCGGCCGTGCTACGCGCACCACGCACCCGAAGGTGCTGCGCGGATTGGAGGCATTGTTCTCACTGCTCTTGGACCGCCAGATCGAGATCCAAACACCGCTGCAGTGGCTGACCAAGAAGGAAGTGACTCAGAAAATCAAGGAAGCGGGCATGGCCGACATGCTCGGCGAGACTGTCAGTTGCACCCGTCCACGAAAATGGACCGAAAAGCAGAAACATTGTGGCGTCTGTTCGCAGTGCATAGACCGGCGCTTCGCCGTGCTCGCTGCAGGCATGGGAGACCACGAGCCGGCCGAGAACTACATGCGTGACCTTCTCCTCGCCGATCGCAGTGCCGATGACGATCTGCGCATGGCCCTGAGCTACGTCTCGTTCTTCCAAAGGGTTGCGGCAACCCCCATGGAGCGGTTTCTCGTGGACTTCCCCGAGGTGGTATCGGCGCTCGACCGTTTCGCCGGCCTGTCCACCCAAGACGCGGGCGACCACGTCTACGACCTCTTTCAGCGTCATGCGAAATCGGTCGAGGAGGTCATCACCACAGCGGTTTCCGAGCATATAGGTCCGTTGTACCGGAGCGAGTTGCCGTCCGGCTCGTTGCTGGCAACCTGTTTCAGCCGGGGCCACATCGAAGCGCCGCCGCCTTCCGATTACGACGTACAGGCCAAGGCATTCATGGATCGCCTTGGCGCCCCTGTCCTCGAATTCGCTTTCGACCAGGACGCCAAGCGCGTTCTGTTTCAGGGAAGCCATTACCTTGAAGGTGCGAATTTCCGCGTGGTCGAAGCGCTGATCGAGAACTTTCGGGAAGCCAAGAGGCAAAGAGCAGACGTCCCGTTCTTACTCGCCACCGACTTGGCGGACCGACTTGGCGTCAGCGACCAGTCGATGCGTCAGCAACTTGGGCGATTGCGAAAGGCCATCGAACCGCTGACCGTGACGCTCGGCATCCCACTGGACCAAGATTCGTTTGTCCAAACGAAGGAGCGCGCTGGCTATCGCCTGAACCCCGAATGGCGGGAGGTCTCGGTCGGGGACATCCGGGTCGACACCGCGGTCACATCACAAGCTTGAGCCGATTACGTCACGGCCCGATCTACCCGACGTCACAACTCGCCCGCTGAAAGCCCCGGATTCCGGGGCTTTTTCGTGCGCCGACGTCACAAGAAAGACGAGGCCTGATTATATATCAGAGACCGTAACACGTTGAAAATGCTCGCATATCCAGGCGCTCCAAAGCGGCTGGATGAAGCGGAAGGCACATCAACGGAGTTACACCCATGTCACTCAGGCATTTGAACCAGATCGAGCTCGCCGCTCGCTGGAACATCAGCCACCGCACGCTTGAGCGGTGGCGCTGGACGGGCGAAGGCCCGCGCTTCGTCAAGCTCGGCGGTCGCGTCGTGTATCGCCTCGAAGACGTCGAGGAGTACGAGCGCGAGCAGATCCGGGCGAGCACCGCCGACCACCCCAGCAAGCCTGCGGCATGAGGGGGTGGTGATGACGATCTCCAACCGCATCTCCCTCGATGAGCTCCGGCACATGGCCGTCGGCGCCATCGCCGCTCTGCCCGCCGAACACCTCGCCCTCCTGCAGGACGAGGCCGCCGACGCCCTGCGCCGCGCCAAGACCGTCTGCGAATGGCTCGATGGGGCCGTGGCGCTGAAGTACGGCGATCGTGCCCACGCAACGCGCCAAGCCGCCGGCAAGGACACCGGGACCATCCGCTTCGATGACGGCGCGGTCACCGTGATCGCCGATCTGCCGAAGCGCGTCGACTGGGACCAGGACAAGCTCGCCGCTCTCGTCGAACGCATCCGAGCCGAGGGCGACGACCCCACCGAATACGTCGATGTCGCGATCAAGGTGCCCGAACGCAAGTTCGCGGCCTGGCCGAGCCACATACGCTCCGCCTTCGAGGACGCGCGCACCGTCCGCACCGGCAAGCCCAGCTTCCGTCTTTCCCTGAACACCGAGGTGACGTCATGAGCATCACGAAGAAGCTCGCGGTGCTCCGCGAGCACCATTACGGGCTGGACAAGCTGCCCGAGACCATCCGGGTACCGGCCCTTGGCGAGCGTCGTGACGAGACCGTCAAGCCGGTCGGGGCGGCCTCGATCGACGACCTGGCCTTCGCCCTCATCGGGCTGAACGAGCGGGCATCGGCCCTCTACCGCGAGATCGACGCGGTGCGCACCCTCCACGACGAGGCCCGCAAGGCCGGCGCGTTCGGAGCCGATGTCGCGATTGACGCTCTGATCGCGGCGAAGGGAGGCAAGTGATGGCCCTCCCGATCATCTCCGCCGATCAGCGGCTCGCCGAGCCGCGCGGCGTCAAGGGCACGATCTTCGGCAAGTCCGGGATCGGCAAGACCTCGCTTCTCTGGACGCTCGACCCCGCCACTACATTGTTCGTCGACCTGGAGGCGGGCGACCTCGCCATCGAGGGATGGTCCGGCGACACCGTCCGGCCGCGCACATGGGCCGAGTGCCGCGACTTCGCGGTCTTCATCGGCGGCCCCAATCCGGCGCTGCGGGACGACCAGGTCTACAGCGAGGCCCACTTCGCGGCGGTGTGCGAGCGCTTCGGCGATCCGGCTTCGCTCGACCGCTACCACACGGTCTTCATCGACTCGATCACCGTCGCCGGGCGGCTCTGCTTCCAGTGGTGCAAGGGGCAGCCCGAGGCGTTTTCGGAGAAGACCGGCAAGCCCGATATCCGCGGTGCCTACGGCCTGCACGGCCGCGAGATGATCGCGTGGCTCACGCATCTCCAGCACACGCGGGCGAAGAACGTCTGGTTCGTCGGGATCCTCGACGAGAAGCTCGACGACTTCAATCGGCGCATCTTCCAGCCGCAGATCGACGGCTCGAAAACCGGCCTCGAGCTGCCGGGCATCGTCGATGAAGTCCTGACGATGGCGGAGATCAAGGACGAGTCCGGCAGGCCGTACCGGGCCTTCGTCTGCCAGACGATCAACCCCTGGAACTTCCCGGCGAAGGATCGATCCGGCCGTCTCGACCTGATCGAGGAGCCGCATCTCGGCCGCCTGATGGCCAAGATCCGCGGCCCCGTGAAGCCCGCCTCCGAGCGGCTGGCCTATCGCAGCCCGCCCCCGGCCGCGACGGCGCCGACCTCCGACGCCCCCACCCATTCCGAAAACGCCTGAACGAGGAGACCCCAGCCATGACTGGATCCTGGAACGATTTCAACGACGCCAAGCAGAACAGCAACATCATCCCCAAGGGCACGCTGGCCAAGGTGCGCCTGACGATCCGTCCGGGCGGATTCGACGATCCGGCGCAGGGCTGGACCGGCGGATACGCCACGCGGGGGACCACCGGCTCGGTCTATCTCTCGGGCGAGTTCACGGTTCTCGAAGGTCCCTACGCACGGCGCAAGATCTTCACCCTGATCGGGCTCTACAGCCCCAAGGGGCCGGACTGGGCGAACATGGGCCGCAGCCTGATCCGCGGCATGCTCAACTCCGCGCGCGGCATTTCGGACAAGGACACGTCCGCTCAGGCCCAGGCCGCCCGTCGCATCAGCGGCTTTGCCGATCTCGACGGGCTCGAGTTCGTGGCGCGGATCGACATCGGCACCGACACCAACGGCGAGGAGAAAAACGAGATCCGCGCGGCCGTGACGCCGGATCACAAGGACTATGCCGCTCTCATAGGTGGCGTGCCCGGTGTGGCAGCGCAGCCGCAGGCTCAGCCTTCCCAGCCCTCCATGCCCGAATCTTCAGCACCGGCGGCGGGCACGCGCCCGTCCTGGGCGCAGTGAGGCGGCCATGCTGCTGCGTCCCCGCCAGAAACAGTTCGTTGAGCGCAGCGTCCGCGCGCTCGACGAATACGGAAACACCCTCGGCGTCGCCCCGACCGGAGCCGGCAAGACGATCATGCTCTCGGGTGTCGTCGGCCGCATGGTCGGCGAAACGCCGAAGAGCACGGGCGCCAAGGCCTGCGTGCTCGCCCACCGCGACGAGCTGACCGCTCAGAACCGCAGCAAGTTCGGCCGGGTGAATCCCCGCATCACGACCTCGGTTGTCGACGCGAAGGAGAAGTCCTGGGCTGGCCAGGTCACCTTCGCCATGGTGCCGACGCTGGCGCGCGCCGGTAATCTCGGCCAGCTGCCCGCGCTCGACCTCCTGGTGATCGACGAGGCGCACCACACGGCCGCCGACAGCTATCGCCGCATCATCGACGCCGCGCTGCAGCGCAATCCCGAGTGCCGGGTCTACGGCGTCACGGCGACGCCCAACCGAGGCGACAA